CCAAACAAATGGTAGAACTTCATTTCCTGTATACTTTAACGCCCATGTAGACCTTTCAAAACCTACAACTAATGTGTCTTTTATAAACTGAGCCGAGATTATCTTTTCATTCGTTGGAGCATCATTGTAGTTGCCTAGACCTACAACATCATCGCCCCATTTTGTTGCGTTAGTCGGGTCACCATTCCAGCACCATCTAGCCCTATTTTTGAAGTTAGTTAAAACACCGGTTGCTGTGTCAAATTCTTGAGTGTTTAAGCATAAAAGCCTGTTTCTGTAAGATACCATTAATAGGCATGTGTATAATTTCCTAGTGTTTCCGGCATTTAACTGCGGTGTGAAAACAGTCCACCCAGCAGCTCCGCCACCTACATAATAACGGAGTCTATCATTTGCAATATTATTTGTTACCCAAAGAATATTATTAGATCCTTTAGACCAATAATTTAACCCTCTAAAGAAATCAGCATCGCTTCCTGTCCAGCCACCTGTTGCAGGAGTGATAATCTGAAAGCGTTTATTTGTTGTACTCCAAAGAAAAGCATCTTTAGTATCAAAGGCTATCAATTCTTCAAAATTTAACGCTGGCAATTCTCTATTTAGAAGCCCCATGACAGGAAGGCACTTAGCATAAGTAAAATCTATCGTTACAGCAGAGGCTGCCCCGCCTGGATTAACAAGGCTTAAATCTCCTGTTGCGTAATTTATCGTGCCTGTATTTGCCCCACCATCGCTTAAAGTACCATCTGGAGTCGTAGGTTCTGTATAAACAAGCGGTCCTATAGGCGCTGCAATGCGAACGGTTATAGAGCCGGGAATAATTACGCCTGTCAAGCCTAGAACGGTTAAAATATTAACATCAAAGGGAGATACTGTAGCGTTTCCAAGAGCCTGAGCGGTTAAAATTATCTGTAACCTTCCAAGGTGTGTATATCCAAACTTCCTTTTCAACCTTCCACGATATAACCGCATGTTTCGTAGGTGTTCAAAGGCGCTATCGGGGATTAGATGAGGTTCAACATCTGTCTCTTGTCCGATAGTAAAAGGCTGAATAAGATTGCTTTGATAAGACATTAATTACCTATAGCTATCCATGTTACTATTGTTCCATTATTTGATGGATATACCTGAAAACCTGTTGCAGCAAGCGCCCAAATAGATAAAGCTCTGGCAGTTGTTGCACTATGAGGAGTACAAGTTACAGAAAAGCAATTTGAAGGAAATCTTTGAGCAAAAGTTATTACGCCTCCGATATCTACTGTTGCAAGCCCCCATTTAAGTATTATTCCACCGGGGAGAAAAGATTGTCCTATTTGTGCGGCTACAGGATCGAGTCCAGACATCTGAAATAAATTACCGTTAGCCTTTTTAAGATAAAGAGTTGTTTCTGTAATTCCAATAGGTGCTGCATAAACTCTGTCTTTAGCATAGAAAGTTAACTCAGTTGCTGATCCGGCAGGGTCTAAAGGTACAAAAGGTCCTGTTCCTGCCGTACTTCTGTTTATTACTTCAACCATATGGTGTTTTCCACGATCTACCGCTTGTGATAGATTAGGAATAGTATTGTCAAAAGAAACGTGGTTTACACCTTCAACAGCGTTTAACTGACCATTATTTGCTAATAAATCTTTCTGACTTTGAGCTAGGTAATCTCCCGGCTGTGGTATTAACGTTAAAAATGTCACGAGAACCTCCTATTGATATGGGTATCCGTACCAACCAGAAGGATAACTCAATCCATCATCATAGATTGTAGATGCTCTTTGATTGGACAATTGTTTTAATGTTCTTCTCTCGGCTAAACGCTTAGCTTCATTAAAAAGCGGTTGAACTTTAGCGTATGAGTCTAAATCTAAATTGTCAGTAAAAATTTTTAAAGACGTGCCTAGGGCTATCGTATCAGCCCATTGGTTTAGATCGGGAAATAAACTTCCTCCAGAGGCTGTGGTAGCAGCTAGGTTAGGATATGCAACTATATCAAACGTATATGCTCTATCGGGAAAGGGATAAAAATGAAACGAGTTATTGAAATAAAGCACAGTGAAGGGTTTGCCAAGGATATAGTTATTAGCAGACATATATATCTTGTTACCAACTGGAATAACATTTGTAAATGTAATTCCTGCCACCGCTCCTGTTAGATAGTTTATAGTAGAACCGACTATTGGCGCTCCTAATTGATCTGTAAAAGAACCAACACCATCATCTAAAGCAAGTAAAGAATTACCCCCTGCATCAACAGCGCTTATTACAACCGTTGTCGGGGTGATAGGAGTGTAACTATAGCTTCCCGCATACGGACCTGCAATACCGCTTCCTGTAGCCCAATTAACAGAGTACTTAAGCCTAGGATATAGAGAATAGAACGACTGTTCATTTTGAGAATATTGAATAGGTAAGCCGTCAATATAAGCGGGAGGTTCAAAGTTTGAATACTCATTCTTTATACTTGCTATAGAATACACTCCAACTCGAGGGACAAGTTGTATACTATAGACTTGTCTATTATAAATTAGCCTTGTATGTAAGGGGAAATCATAGACGAGAAATGAGTTGATATAATCTATCAAATCAGCATCGGTTAACTGGTTAATGCTTGGTCGTCCAGTTACCCTTCTTATTTTACCCTTAATATAATCAAAATCATTTAACGCCATAATTTATCCTACATAAATTCAGTTGATAGGAACTCAAATCTTTTTCTTTTAGAACCAACAAAAGTCATCATTGTAGGAGCCCCGTCAGCATTTTTTCCATAGATACGTCTAGCATGTTGTGTATCGTTGTTTATGTGCTTAGCTACCATAAGAGGAATCGTATATTTTTTTCCATCTTCAAATCGATATGATCTGTGCGGGTCTTTTTTGTATTTTCTATAAGTGAACTCAAGGTCTCCACCAGCCGTTTCTACGTTATGAAAAACGCCTGTTACCATTTTACTATCTTCATCATAAGTTTTTTCTAAAAGGTCTTTTGCTTTCTTAATTTCTTCTGCTGATCTTTTAGTCCTAGAAGATATCGAGAACTCTTTAACGAAACTTGTACTCATTTATTTCTCCTTTAAAATAAAGGGGACCCATGTCCCCTTATTTATCTATTTTATGATGTATAATCTCGGCTAAATGCCATCCAGTCCATCACGTTTCCAGCAGCTCCAACAACGCCTGTATCTAAGAACATTGCATAATATGCGTCATTTCTTAGAGCAGATGTTAGTTTGGTTGCTACTTCGCCAACGGCAGTAACATGAGGGAAAGATACTCCAGCACCAGCAATAGCAGATGTTGGATAATCAAAGGCTGTAAAGGCACTTGCATCGATATCAGTGGTTATTGTGCTAGCTGTTACCGCAGTAATAGTTGCCATTATACCATCGATTTCGGTCATACCAAAATTAGCATCAGGAAGATGCACTACAATCTTATCTCCAACTAGATAGTTATGAGCAACAGATACAGTGATTACGGCTGGATTAGCAGCTGTAATGTTTGTGATCCATCGTCTATATGGAGAATAATATTTTGCAGGGATAATCCTGTAGTCAGCATTTGTTGCAGCTGTAGCAGCGAAACCTGCTAAAGATGAATCTAGATATCCTAGTGTGAAGTTCACTCCAGGAGTTACAGCCGTAACTGTAAAATCTAAACCCGCTACTTGCAACATTGCTGTAGTGTTAAACATTCTCACAATATTTCCAACCGCAGGACTTGTCGCATCAGCAACAACAGCTGGGTTAGCAGAAGTTATTGCGGTACCTGTTGCAACTAAAGCTCTAGGAGTTTGAGAACTGAAATCAAAATATGAAAATCCAGCTCCTCCCGCAGCAATAGCTGTAGCAGTTAATGCACTCGCTCCACCTTCTGTGATACATTGAGCTTGTCCAGCTCCATATCCCAAATTCCACCTAGATTCAACAACAGCCGTAGGAGCTGTTCCCCAAGTAGAACGGTTTGTAACTACAAAATAATGTGGTTGTTTTGGTAATTCAACCGCTCTTGCAGTACCAGCAGATGTGAAGGTACCTTGAGCAATCAAAGCTAATGGTGTACTCATAGTGTCCTCCTTATGCTAGTGTGCAACGTAAATTAATTAACCATGCGTCGTTGGTGATTCGAGTTGCATATGCAAATCTATAACCAGCGGTTTGTCTAAGTTCACATGGGTCATCCATATCTGTTACTTTTGTTGACTTAAATGATGCTTTTAACATATTCATATTCTCAACCGCAAAGGGTTATAACATTTAAGCGGATCGGGTTCTTCGACCCAATCTCACGACCTTCATTTTATTCGTCGTGTTCAGACTGTCGCATCACCTTTCGGTGTCCTCTCACTCAGTCGTTCACGCTGCAAGAAGTATTTCTACTTCAGCTTGCGCCCTGTTGCCCCTTTGGGTTTCCAAGTCAATCAGAGAAGATTTTTTACATGGGGCAATGTTTTGTTTACCCCATCCTGGCGGGTGATAAATGAACTGAGCGCTTGCTCCATCAAGTTCGATGTTACAGTAAGCTTCTTGTGCTGCGACAAAGTTGTTATACACATCTGCCCCAAGCATTGAAGAACTAGCTGTAATAGAACCTCTTGATGACAAGAAATATCTTGTGTTACCAATAGATGCCCACTCACTTGATAAAGTTCCTTTATCATTTGGATATTGAGCTTTAGCGATAAAGCCTTGCACATTTTCCAATTGCCCAATCATATTGCTATGACTCATAACGAAATAAGAATCTCTCACTGGACCGGTTCCGAATTTGTCTTCGCCACCGATCATTTCAGAGATAAATTCTCCGTTATTGTTTTGTAATGTAGCTACAACACCGTCAACGTCTGATCTTACGATCTCTGTTGGATTGTCCGAAATCTGTTGCTTTAATAACTTAAACACGTTATTATCTATGGCATGAATGAACTTGAAGATATTATTTACATTGCTGGATATACCGATGGAGATGGGTGTTTTTCTATTACCCAAACTGCTAAAAGATTTAGAGTAAGTTTTACTATTACTTCCACTAACTTTGACTTGATAAGCCATCTTTTCACCACATATAGTGGTCGTATATACAAAAATGAAGAACAAAAAAGACCAACACGCAAAATTTGTTTTTATTTTATAAAAGACAGAAAAGAAGCTTCTGCATTTGCTGAAAAGCTTTTCCCTTATCTTATTGAAAAAAAACGACAATGTGAGTTGTTTACTTCTTTTTATAAAACAGACATTCGAGATTTTAGACTGGAAATAATAAAAGATTTGGAGAGAGAAAAACATCTTAGAAATAGAATTTCTTTTGATGATATTTCTAAACTTAAATCCATTTCTAATTTTATTGAACCAGAAAAATCTGATTTTATTTATCTTGCTGGTTTCGTTGACGCCGAATGTCATATTGGCATTCAACATTACAAACCTAAAAATAAAATTAACGAAGTTTTTAAAGTTGTTATTCAATGCAATAACACTAGATATCCAATTTTTTATTGGTTGAAAAAGCGTTTTGGCGGTTATTGTCACTTCGTTAAAAGAAATGAAAAAAACAGCTTGCATTGCGATCAAATTCTTTGGAAATTGACTGGAAAATCTGTTTATTATCTTCTTAAAAATATCCTTCCATACCTTAGATATAAAAAACCTGTGGCAGAAAAAATTATTGAATTTTATGAAACTACATTGCCTAACGGAGGAGATAGACAATCTAAGACTTTCAAAGAAGCCTATCAATCTATTCTCGTTAAAAGAAATGATATTGTTTCTCAAGTTCATAATTTAAACCGCAAAGGTCCTTAATTGTTTAAGCGGGATAGTCATCTCTGCTATCCTCTCTATGTTTCCATAGAGTCCAGAGCACCGCATCACGATTTCTCGTGTCTTCTCGCTTGCTGCGTTTACGCTGCACATCTTTCGATTGCTTGCGCATTGTTGTCTCCACCATCACGTGCTGAGAGTTCCAACTCAATCAGAGAAGATTTTAAAACGCCAACAATTCTAGCGTTTGTTCCCCCAACGCAATTTATCACGCTGGCTGTTGCCTCTAGCATATCTCTTATTAACTGATCCTCTGTTTCACGAAGCGATTGTCCTAAACGGGCAGAAGCTTCATTCAAAATTGGGTCCTGATTTATCAGCGTAACTTGTTTAGTTACAACGAGATAGGTTGCATACCAATCTATCTTGGCATCAATATCAACCGCAGTTAATAACTGAGATGGAGGATTCATCATACTTGGATTAATAGGTACAGGCGCAGTCTCTAATCTGGTATATCTTCTCATACGAAGAATATCCCCGGAATGTTCTGGCATTCTGTACGGTACCGCAACAAGTCTATGAATCAGCCTTGCTTGAGGTGTAGATAGCAATTTAGCACTAAAGCGCTGTTGTCAAACTGTTACTTTTATGACCTGTTTATTCAACAGGCGGGGAAACCTCTTCGGATTTCCCTCTTATAGTTTCCTATAAGAGCAGACTGTCGCTTCACCTCTCGGTGCTTCAGGACTCAGTCGTTGCGGCTACTTTACTACCATTGAACTTACGCATTCTTAAATACGCATCTTCTCGGTAGTTTAACTCTTCTTCAGGAATTCGATTGTTTCCTCTATTTTTGATAAAAACATTTTTGCAATAATTCAATAAATGTATTGCTCTATTTTTTTTTACTTTTAAATAGGGAATCAATTGCTCTAAAACTGGGATCAATTGTTTTCTGTTTCTTATAAACCAATCAAAAAGCGGTTTACTTCCAAACGTTCTGCCGTCCGGATAATTCCTTTTACGAGTGCGATCAAGCTTATAATTTCCGATATTCATGTCATCAGTAATAAATTGGATTGCTTCTTCTTCTACCATAGATATTTTTAAACATGGTAAATAAGTAGGACTAATTTTATGCCCTTTCCATTTACGATTATGTTTAGTTATCATAAAACATCCATCTGCATCCATTATTCCTGCCATATAAGCCCAATCCGTTTGCCTCTGGTTGCCATGCATAAACACCTCGTTGTTGTACCATTCTTAGTATAACAGTTTTTGGTTTTTATGTTTAGGGTTTCCATGTAATCACCTAAAGTTTAAGGCCGGCACACTTATTTTACCGGCGCTGGTAGTACTGTCGAAGTTGTTGTCATGCTCTAAACCTTGTGTTATCGAGCAGAGCGTGCAGACTGAATCATCTCCTTATACAGATCATCTCTCGAAGCTTCACTCCAAGCATTAGCATTGGATAGGGGACCTTGTCTCCCAACTGAATTTGATGAGGCTGGAGCCGATAAGTTTTCTTTCATTTTCTCATCAGCCTTTGATGCCTTTACCTCTTGCTGAGGTAATACAAATTTCTTAAGTATTTTATATGTCGCTTCCCAAGGATTGACTGCTTTAGAACATGCGTCCGCAAGTCCCGGCTCTTCTGTTTCTAGTTTTCTAATGTTTTCTTCAGTCATAATTGCGTCAAAATCGCCGTATGTACTACGAGTTTTTTGGGGAAGTTGTGCCTTCTCACTTTGTTCAAGTTTCTGCTTTATTAGTTCCTCTGCTTTCCTTGTAGCCAACTTTGTGGCTTGTTTGACCGTTATGATGTCATCATCAGCTAGGGAACTTAATTCATCTTCTTCTTGTACAGGAGCTGGTCTATTCCTTTCTTCTTCTCGTCTTAACAACTCTTTCATTTGACGCTCAAGCTCAGCACTTTTTCTTTCTGCTGCTTCTGACTTCTCCCTTAACTTGGCGAAGTTCATCTCTTTCGAGTTGGCATCAGTTTTTTGCTGATCTTGGTTTTGGCTCTGATCCTCTGAGTTAGCCTCAAGGTTGACGGGTTCTTGATTATTAACGTCTGTTGCTACATCGTTGGTCATGTGCCTCCTTTGGGTTAGCGATACCCACTTATACGCTTCAGGTGTACGATAAATTCGCACGACTGCCTTAACGCCGACAAGCGGTTATATAATTTTCATACTAATAAAAATTTTAATTGATATAAATAAGAATTTTAATTGCCTAGCAAAAACAGCACAAGCAACAAAGGAGAAAGAAGAAAAAATATATTAATGAATTACTTGTGCTGAAGAATCGTTTAGATTGATTTTTTCTTGATCTAGATACTCTGTTATCCATTTTATTAGGTCTTTATTGTACTTCTCAGGAGAACGTAAAAAGTTCTTCATCTCCGTCCTATGAGGCACTGACCAAACAACTGATAATTTATTTTTTAAATAATCATATTCCCATAAATCCATTTGCTCTCGCTTTATCTTAAGCTCAACAAAACTAGGATGGATAAACATATGAATTTCCCGAGTGTTAGCGGGATTTTTACGAATGGACGTAAGAAACCATAGCTTTTCCTTACGTAAAACAGCGTGCTTTTCAATAGACTCTTCTAAGTCACGCATTAACTTTTTACCTATCTCGTTTGCTAAATCTCCGGC